GTAAATCCTTCAGCATTCCCATAGTGTCCTCCTTCAGACAGAAGTAAATATGCTGATCAAAAGCATTTTGCTTAAACAAAATGACTTTTCGCGTAATATATATAGATAGGAGGCAAAACATGAAGTATCAAAAGGCAATGAAGAAGAAGCTGAGCCGGATCGCGGCATACGTCCAGCGCGAGGTCGAGATCGGCAAGTGCGATCAGTCAGACATCGAGGCAATCGCAAGGCACATCGTGCTGACAGTCACGCCCTACAACGAGCTGCTGACACCAGCACAGATCAACGCTGAGATCGAGATGGAGATCCTTCGCCTGAAGGAGGATCCGTTCTAATGGATGAGCAGATTAAAAAGGGAGATCTATGCCAGACGGATTGCTTCCATCTCCCTCACTATGCAGTCGTCTTAGAGTTAGCAACAGCAAGACAACTTCGTCGGCAACGAGGCGGCGATGAAGCATTGCAAGAAATCCGTGCCATCGGAATGCGAATTGATCGGTTCTTCCACGAAGGGGGAGGTCGCTTCCCTGCTGGTGACACTGTCGCAAAAGTATTAGTTGCGGGCGCGTCTCGTTGGTTGCCTATCAGATGGTTAAAGAGAGCATAATGGCAAGTAAGGCACAGCAATACACCTATCGACAATACAGAGACATCTCTGCCATCACAGGTGTCTCAGTTCCTGCTGAGTGGCAGAGAACACGATCCGTCTATCGCGCGCTGGCAAAAAGAATAATCAGCACGTTAGAGCCCACCTGGAGCGACGAGCAGATCAAGGCGGGAGCAGAGAGGATCGCCTACGCAGAATGGTTCGAAGATCTGCTCAGAGCCGCATACGAAGCGCACCTGAAGGAGAAGAGATGAGCACCGCAAGCAGACACACACCACTGCCCAACCACTTCTACGTCTGGGCTGACAAGCGCTATCTGACTGAAGGGAAGGAAGAGGGCAACACACCAGCCGTTCTTCACGCCGTGTATGGCCGTCCAGGTCAGGTGCTGCTGACACATCTGCTGCTGGAGAGCGGAGCACACTGGAGCGGCGTTCCACTATTCGCCATCTTCCACAAGCCCGATGCCCGCATGCCACATCTCGCACTGGGACGGTGCCAACCATGGGGCAACATGGGCGAGGACATTGAAGCAATCCACATGCCCTACCTCGAAGGCCTGCAGATCAGCCTGCGCGGGGATAGAGGCGGGCGGAGCACAGGAACGGTGATCGACTGGCGGGACGGCTTCACACGCCATCCTGACATGCACAAGCCTCTCCATCTGCTGACAATGGACGACGGCACATTCTCCCTTCAGCCCAACAACCACATCAGATGGCGCGATCCCTCCTTCGTGGTGGAAGCCCAATGGGAGGAGACAAAGGGATACAGGCGCGGCTCCGAAACATGGTGGCCTGAGGATCGGGCGTGATTGGTGATTGGAGCAATGACGATCTGGCGCCCGGAGATCTGGTGGAGATCTTCACCGTCAGCACGCTCCGTAAGATGGAGATACCTCAACTGGGCTTCGTGGTGGAGTGTCATCGCCCACCAACAGGCTCACTGCAAGTGTTCGACGTCGTCATCATGACATCAGCGGGCATGATCAGCGCACCACGCAACTACCTGAAGAAGGTGACATCATGAAACCAGGAGATCTCGCGCTGCTGGACAAAGAAGAGATCGTCCTCCTACTGGACATCCTCCCTGCCCGCCTCATCTATCCGGGCAACTACGACGAGGACGACGAGGGACAACACATCTGGTTGGGCGGAGACGACGTCATCGACAGCAGGGCGCTAATGGGCAAGGTGCTATGGAGCGGAGGTGCAATGTGGCTCGAGCTCGAAAGATTATCACCAATCATTGAATAAACGCGCAGTTTAATGATAGATATTAGCATAAGGAAGTGTCTGATGACACAAGGGAGTGCACTCAATGTCTGAACACGCACAAAATGCCGCCGCTGAAAATAATCGATTTCGCAAGGTTCGCAAGGCAATCAAGGATCGCAACATCGCTGAGGTGTCATGGAACCTGCTGGAAATCTGCATCGACGACCTCGAGGCACACGGTGAGATCAAGCTGTTAGGGAAGACGGGCCTGATGGAGATGGTGCGCATCATCAGCGTTCAGAAGAACGAGGACAACCAGCAAGCGAAGCTGGAGAAGGTGTCTGAGCTGCGTGAATGGCTGCGCAAGGCGGGCTGATGAATATCAAGGACATCGCGGCAGATCCCGTTCTGTTCTGCTCTCGACTGACAATTGTCGACAAGCGGGGCCGACCTGTCAAGCTGAAGCTGCGCTCAGAGCAGATCGAGATCATCGAGGCGTTGGCAGCAGGGGACGACACGCTGATCTGCAAGGCACGTCAGATCGGCAGCACAACAGCAGTGGCAGCATACTTCTTCTGGCGCTGGTTCACGGCACCTGATCCTCAGACATACGTCTCCCTCAGCCACAAGCTGGCGTCAGCGAAGCACATCCTCGACATTCAGCGTCGCTTCTACACGTCCCTTCCACGCGCACTCCAGCGTCCCCTCAGCGTGGACAACACGACCACCATGACACTCGCTGACACAGGCGCGACACTGATGGCAGCCTCAGCTGAGGGCAAAGGCGGGCTGCGCTCCTTCACGGCCACCGGCCTGCACATCTCGGAGTTCGCCTTCACGCCCAATGCCGATGAGCTGAAGGCCACTGCCATCAGCGCCCTGAACGGCGGACAGCTCTGCATCGAGAGCACTGCGAACCACTGGGGCGATCCGCTCCACCGAGAGATCGAGCTCTGGGACGCGGAGCAGGTCGACTGGAACTTCCTCTTCTTCCCCTGGACATCGCACGCTGAATACACTGAGGCGCCACCTCCCGACTTCGAGCCTGATGACGACCTCGATCTGACACCAGGACAGCAGTTCTGGATGGCAAAGATGATGGGCAAGCTGGGGCAGACAAAGTTCCGACGCGAGTATCCACTCTCAGTCGACGATGCTTATGCTCAGACAGACGGCGCGTGGATCCCACTGACGCTCCTCAAGGACATCCAAACAGTCAAGCTGGAGGCTGAGGGCGGACAGCTGGCGAAGCTGGATCACAACGACAGATACGCGATCGGCGTCGACACAGGCGCAGGCACGGGCGGCGACTACAGCACATGCGTGGTCGTCAGCGTCAGCAGCGGTGCGGTGGTCGATGTCCGACGCTCCAATCAGCACACACCGACTGAATGGGCCGCAGTGGTCGCCGATCGCAGTGCCTACTGGAAGAGCGCGAAGGTGCTGACAGAGAGCAACGGCACCTGGGGCGGTGTGATCATCACCGAGCTGAAGCACATGGGCATTCCGCTCTGGAAGGACGACGAGGGCCGCGACTGGACGACCAATGCGGCCAACAAGCCCAAGATGCTGGAAGAGCTGAAGGACAAGCTGGCAACGGGCTCCTTGACAATGCTGGACAGCTGGACAGTGGGCGAATTCCGCGCCTTCAAGATCGACGAGCGAGGACGACCGTTCTGCCCGAGCGGCGGTGTCCATCACGGCGACACGGTCATTGCGCTGGCCCTCGCCTTCCAGTGCGCGAAGAAGGTATCAGTGCCCGATCGGCCATTTCTCCCTGAATGGATTATCCAGCGCAAGGTGGATAAGGCAAGAGCGTCTGGTGCGCTCAAAGAAATGCGTCGTTATTGAACAATTACGAAATGTGGGAGATAGTTATTGGATATGAATACAGGTATCTATCAAATTGTCTGTAAAACAACGGGCAAACGCTACATCGGAAGCACATCAAAGCTGGGCTTCGAGGCTCGATGGGGAAAACACAAGATCGCACTTCGAAACGGACAAGGAACAAATCCTAAGTTTCAGGCTGCGTGGAATAAGTATGGTGAGAATGACTTCGTCTTTCTTGTTCTTGATTACCTGCCACCTGACCAATGCCTTCAGGCAGAACAGATGTATTTCGACACTGTGCCACACCACACACTGCTAAATGTTAGCTTCAATGCATTAGGCGGAAACAATGGTGCAAACAAAGGAATGAAGTATCCCTCAAATCCTTGGGCCGGTGCAACCTCAGTGAAATCATCAAATCACGTCAACAACAGACAAGTCGAATGTCCGCACTGTTTTAAATCTGGACAACAGAGAAACATGATAAGATGGCATTTTGATAACTGCAAGGATAAAACAAATGGCACGCACTGAGAAAGACAGGATCCAGTTCATTCGCGCTGCGGTCGAGCAGCATACGACGTATTGGGATGAGCAGCGTCCTCAGATGCGTCGCTACCGCAACTCCTACATGACCAAGTTCTACGAAGATATGGACAACGTATCCACTGACACCTCCATCCGCGTGGAGACAGCAGACGCCTACGCTGCGATCGAGTCGCTGATGGGCTCACTCTTCACCAAGTATCCCGGCATCGAGGTTGGGCCTGACATCAGCGGCAAGGGCGACATCGCCTTCACCAAGGCAGTGACCAACTCGTGGCTGAAGAACGCGCGCCAGCAGATTGAGAACGGCGCCCGAATGGCACTGATCTACACGAACTCCTTCCTGAAGCTGGCGCCCCGTGAGAGCACAACGCTGCTCGGAAAGGTCGCGATGCGCGCTGTCCCACCGTGGCAGGTGATCCTCGACCGCGACGCTGCAGCCTGGGAGGACAGTCGCTTCATCGGCCACGTCTACTACATCAGCGTCGACGAGGCCACTGAGAAGTTCGGCGCCAAGAAATGGCACGGTGTCGCTCAGAAGGATTACTTCACCGACTACGAGCGGAACACCGACCGCTCCTATCGCTCCTACGGCGACCAGCCTGACCTGCCCAATGAATACCTCTACGTCGAGATCGTGGAGATGTATGACTTCATCAACAAGGAGCTCCTCTTCTGGTCGTCCCAGTGGAAGAGCGGTGAGGAGCTGCTCAGCAAGGACGCCATTCCTGTCATGACCTTCGACGGCCGTCCCATCAGCAACATCATTCCCTTCTACTTCTCCCGTCGGCCTGATCGCCCGATGGAAGGTTACTCCGCCATGGCCCGTATCTATGATCAGTGTTTCGAGAAGAACATACTCCGCACCTTCTGGGCCAATGCGATTAGACGTGACAGCCGCCAGTTCATCTACAAAGAGGGCGCCTTCGATGAGGAAGCGCTGGCCAAGATCACGTCCGGCGTGGATGGGGCGATGGTTCCAACAGACAACGACACAATTACCGGCTTGATCGACGTCGTCCCTGTTGTTCCAATCAGCTCCAACCACGCCGCCTACCTCAACTACATCGAGGCCGATCTGAACAAGGGCTCGCTCACGGCAGGCTTCACACGCGGTGAGGCCTCCAAGGCGACTGCCACTGAGATCAGCGCCCTGATGCAATACACCTCCTCAGAGCTAGGCAAGATGGCACGTGACCGAGACGCGACAATTGAGGGCGTCGCTGCCCTCTACGTCCGCATGCTCATTCCGCTGATCGACGACGGTGACACTGTGGTCGTTGCCACCGAGGAGGGCGCAAAGGTCGCCACGGTCGCGAAGCTCGACGCTGACTGGGAGTTCTACGCCACTGACAGCGCAGGGACACCGCTCACTGACATGGTGCGGAAGCAGCAGCTCATTCAGCTCCTTCCTGCCCTGGCTCAGTTGGGCGTGCCACCTGAGGAGATCAAGAGCGAGATCGTCCGCCTGTATGACCTCCCTGAAAGCTTCCTCAACAGCCCCGCTGCTGCAGCCCCCGTTGGCCCATCAGCCTCACAGGCCGCGACCGCTCCCGCTGCACCGACTGAGGCCTCTGTCTCAGACGTCATCGGAGGCGCCTGATGCCCATTTATGAATACAAGTGCGACACTTGTGGTCGGACATCTGACCACTTCATGTCCTTTCAGCGCAGCCAGGAGGTTGAGGTCGTCTGCGGCCAATGCGACGTGCCCAAGCGCAAGATGATCAGCCTCACCGCCAAGACAGCCACACTGTGGAATTCGGGCTGGAATTCAGGCCTGAACGGCAGCGGCTTCTACTCCGCCTCAGCAGGTCAGATGGTAGGGAACAAGCGCGAGGAGGAGCAGATCATGCGCTCTCGCGGCTACGTCAATGAGAAAGATCTGGGCGGTGAGAACTTCTATAATGACTACATGACCGAGAAGAAGAACGAGCGCGACGCTCTTGACGCGACTGCCAAGACGTATCGCGATAACCTGGCTAAGTTCGAGGGGGACAAGATCCGAGCTGTTTCGGAGACGTTCCCAGCGCACGAGATGCTGAAGCAAGCGCACGAGTATGATCAAAAGAAAGGAAGCGTCTGACGACGCAAGGAGTAGCATAATGACACCTGAGGAAAAGATGGAGTTGGAGAAGATGCGTGCTGATGCGATGGCACGCCAAGGCGAAGTGGAAGAGAGCGAGGACGAGATGTATGCGTCCTCGTCGCCCAAGGGCAAGTTCAGCGGCAAGGCAGCAAACAGCCTCGTCGAGGCAACGAACCGTCTCCTGCCACTGTTCGGCATCGAGGACAAGTATGAGCGCTTCGGCGGTGGGACAATGACCTCCCTTCCGCCCGCTTTCATGCGCCTCCTGACCATGTTCAGCAAGGCCATCGGTGACGCGATTGCTGAGGGCGCCCTGCCTGAGGACGCGATGATCGATCTGACTGTGATCACCGACGACAGCGGCCTTCAGGGCCTCGCTGGTCGCATCGGCATGGCAGCCAAATCCCCTCAGTTCAAGCGCTTCCTGATGAAGAAGACGACGTCAGAGATGCCTGAAGCCGATGAGGGCACAGGTGAGGAAGAGATGTCCGAGGAGATGGGCTCCGACGACATGGATAAACTAATGATGGAGAGAATGAGCTAATATGTCAAACACAGCAGCCACGCCCTCAGGGGCACCTGCACAGAATATCGCCGACAGCAGCGGTTCCGTGCAGGAGACAATCACTACAGGAACCAATGGTGTAACTGGGGCTACAGGAATAAATGCAACCGACAGCACGGCAGGTGGCTCCGACGACGATTATGAGCTGTCCCTGGATGAGCTCGTGGGCGCCGACTACGACGACCATCCTGAGCTGAAGGGCGGACACAAGGGCCTGCCCGACTACAAGAAGATCCTGGAGCACCTGCCTGAGAACGGCCGGAAGCTCCTTGGCAACCTGCGGGCGTCCTACACGCAGAAGACACAGGAGATCGCTGACCTCCGCAAGCAGCTCGAAGCCGAGCGTGTTCAGCTGGAGCGCGACCGCAAACTGATGACCGAGAGCGAGTTCGCGCAGCACGTCCGGACACAGGCTGCCGCACCACTTCAGCACGATGCCTGGTCAGACGAGGGGCTTCAGGAGCGGATCAACAAGCAGGCCGCGCAGATGATGCAGCAGATGCTCACGCCCCTTCAGCAAGATCTGGAGGCACAGCGTCGTCAGGTCGCGTTGGACAGCTTTAAGGGGCAGCATCCTGACCTCACAAGCGACGAGATCCGCATGCCTGTCGCGAAGCTTCTGATCGAGCGACCTGAGCTGAAGCTGGAGGACGCCTACTTCATCGTCAAGGGCCAGGTCAGTCGTCAGACATCTGAGGCGGTCAGAACTGCACAGCGTGAGACGCTCAAGAAGACGAGCACCGGCAACGCTGTCCGCAATGCTGCTCCTCCCAAGTTCAAGGACGCTTGGACAGCCTATCAGTGGCACAAAACGAACGGTGGTAAATGAATTTGATCCATCCAATAATTATTTGTTTCACTGCACTGAATAATATCAGTGCAAGTGATAGATATCTCTATAGCAGTGCAACTTCTCCCGACTGCCATCAAGGATCCGAGAGGACAACCGAGATGATGACTGGTGAAAGCGGAGCCGCCAGGCCAACCGAACCGTCAATCCCCCACGCCCTCTTTCGCAATTCCGCGACGGGGCACGTCAATTACACAGTTAATCTAAGGAGTTTCTAAAATGCCAATTTCAAACGAACTCCTCAGCTCGACACTGTTCAGCATCCGTGACGGCGAGGTAGACGAACTCTTCCAGAGAGTTCCCTTCCTCGACTTCGCTAAGAAGCTGGGCGGCATTGAGTATGAGGACGGCGGGATCAAGATCCAGCGCCCCCTTGCAGTCAGCAACCACAGCACCATCACTCAGCTCGCCACCGGCTACGAGCCTGTCTCCCTCGCGGTGCAGGACGTCATGCAGCCCGCTCTCTACGAGTGGTCAGATTTCGTGGCACCTATCGTCATCACGAAGAAGGAAGAGCTTGAGAACAGCGGTGAGAAGGCAATCGTGAAGATTGTCGAGGCTCGTATGCGCAACGTGATGGGGCTTCTCCGCCGTGAGATCAACCGTCAGCTCGTCGCAGGCGACAGCACTGTGCTCACCTCTCTCGGAACTCTCAATGGTGTCACCACCACCACGGGCTTCCTCGAGCAGGGCGCACCTACCGCAGCCGGTCAGACAAACCTCGTGGGCGGCCTCGCTCGCTCACTCGTCCCCGACGGCAACGGCCTCTTCAACCGCATCTTCGATGCAGGTGCCGCCTTCGGCACCAACGGTATCCGTGGCATGCACCAGATCGCAGCTGAGACAAGCGCACGCGCCCCCATGGGCGAGGTGAAGCTCGTCCTCGCCTCCGAGGCCGGTTACGCCAACTACCGTCGCGCTCTCTTCGCTCAGGAGCGCTACATCGACGAGAAGCAGCTGAACGCTGGCTACATGTCTCTCGCCTTCGGCAATGCCGCAGTCGTTCAGGACGTGTTCATGCCTGCCAACGCCTCGGTGCCCAACACCGCTGCCACGATGTATTTCATCAACTTCGACGGCATCAAGCTGGTCATGCACTCCGATGGCGACCTCGTGGTCAGCCCATTCGAATACATCCCCGGCACGACAGCCCGTTCGGCGCAGATCTACTGGAAGGGCCAGCTCATTGCTGACAACCTTGCCTCCTGCGCACTACTCTTCAACGGGGAGACATTCTAATGGCAACCTCTACTCTCGTTCAATACCTCGAGAAGACACAGAACCTCGCTGGCGGTGGCACAACTCCAGTTGGTGCTTCTACGTCCAATCGCTCACAGGTCGAGGAGTTTCTTGCTGAAACCACTGTCACCGCTGGTGACTGGCTTGAGTTCGACACTGCTCAGACAGGCGCCTCCAAGGTGCTCGTTGTGAAGCAGGCCACCGCCAACGGCACGGGCAATCCCCTTGTCTGCGGTGTGGCTCTCGCAACTGCTGTCGGCACTGTCACTTCACCTGCTGTCGTTCGCGTCTGCGTCGGTGGATACGTTGCTTCGGCTAACGTCGCCAACGCTGTCGCAGCTGCTGGTGTGGCTCTGACCGTCGAGGCAGCTGGCGCAGGCCAGGCTGTTGCAATCACTGCTGCAGACATCGGCCCCGCTTGCGGTGTTTCACTCAGTGCCCCGGTCGCCAACAAGGCCGAGGTGTGGATCTACAAGCAGTTCTGATCTGCTCACAAGTCGGGCGGCTCCTTTTATTGGGGGCCGCCCGCATTTGCTAAAGTTACTCAACAGCACCTTTTGCAGAGCTTGCCATTCACGTGGCACCTGAACTTTCTAACACGCTGGACACCACAATTGGGACACGGATCGATCAACTCCTCAGGCTTACACAACCTCTCAGCCATCGCTGATCTGAGGAACGTGCGTTGCTTGTCGATGTTTCTCCTCCCAATTTCAGCATACTGGTCACTTACATTTTCTGACTGCGTTCCCCAGACAATGTGCTCTGGATTGCAGCAAATCCAACCATTAGGCATCGTCGAGTCATTCTCACACAAATGTCTGATGATTAAGTCATTTCTTAGAGGTGGGCCATAATTACGTATATGAATACGCCTCAGCATGGTTCGAGCATTAGATCGGGACAAATCGCCCGTATGATGTTTATGTGTCTTCTGCCTCTTCAACGGTGTGCAATTC